AACATGGGTGGGGCCAGTTGGTCAGGGATCATGATGGATACAAATCCCCCAGACAATGAGTCTTGGTGGTACTACATGGCCCAGGTGGAATGTCCAGAAGGTTGGGAGTTTTTCAGACAACCAAGCGGTATGAGCGAAGAGGCAGAGAACATACATAACCTTCCAAAAGACTATTATAAAAAACTGATACCTGGAAAAGACCCTGACTGGATTAAAGTCTATGTTGACGGGGAGTATGGATTTGTTCTTGAGGGTCAGGCTGTATATCCAATGTTCAGAGACAGGACCCATGTTAGTCCAGAGGTTCTTGTTCCGGCTCCAGGCTTCTCTTTGATGATCGGAGCGGATTTTGGTTTGACTCCATGTGCAGTTATTGGACAAAGGCTTCCTGGTGGGCAATGGTATATCATAGATGAATTCATCACGGAAGATTACGGTATTAAAAGGTTTGCAGAGGAACTCACCGCGTACATGGAAGAGCATTATCCTGGCTTCTCTGTTTCTGTGGCTGTTGGTGATCCTTCTGGGGATTTTCGTAGTCCCAACTCAGATGATACCTGCATCGACATCCTCAACAATTATACCCCTTGGAAATGGAAACCAGCATCGACCAATGAACTCACCATGAGACTTGAGGTGGTTAAAAACGCTCTCAATAGAATGGTCGATGGAAACCCAGCTTTACTTGTCTCACCAAAGTGCCGCACCATTAGAAAAGGCTTTGCCGGATCTTATCACTACAAAACAATTAAAGGTGGCGATGGGACAAGAACACATAACGTCCCAGACAAAAACAAGTTCTCTCACCCACACGATGCTCTCCAGTACCTTTTACTTGGAGGTGGCGAAACTGGGGTTGTATTAAATAAGAAATCAAACGATAATCCAGTACAAAGATTTGCACACTCACAAAAAATGATTGAACAAATCGAAAGAGCTAAGTCGGGTATGGGGTACAGCGGATTTAATTCTAAAAACTGGAAACCAAAAGGGTGGTAACTAATGCCTAATCTTTTCGAAGATTTTAACAATACTTTAGATAAAGCAGCCAGAGATACTGGAGATTTTTTTAGAGGGGGCGATAAGGCCGGAACAACATTTGGTGAATCTCTAAATCTTGAAGAGGCTCCACCACAGGCAGATCAATCACTCCCCTCCCGTGAAGATGTTGTAACACAAATCCTCTCAGAGCAGATCAAAGTCCTTGAGAAACGCAGACAAGGCATACTTGGACAAACAACTCCATCACCGGACGCAACAAAAGATAATCTTGCATCAACAACATTATTTGGAGTCTAACATATGGCCATTCTACAAAATGCCGGAAAAAATAAGACTTCATATGGGTTTGATGTATACAACACAAACACATCCAATCAAGAAGATAAAGTTGATGAATTAATAAAAGACTTCAACAATCTTAAATCTAAAAAAGGTACACTTGATTCTCACTGTACTGAAATTGCAGAGCGCATACTCCCCGACGACAAAGATCTCTTTCAAGACTTCAATGCCTACTTAACTAAAGGCGATAAAAGAAATCAGGAAATTTATGACTCAACTGGGATATTGGCTCTTGAGCGTTTTGCGGCCATTGTTGATTCTCTTCTTACTCCTCGTAATTCTTTTTGGCACAATCTCCGGCCTTCTGATCGAACATTGCAAAAGAATAAGCAAGTCCAAGACTACTTCCAAGAAGTAAACGATATCCTCTTTGAAGAGCGATATGCGCCGAATGCAAACTTCACCAGTCAAAACCAAAAGCAGTACATGAGCCTTGGAGCTTATGGAACAGGGGCCATGTTCATTGACGACCTCTTTGGTTTAAATGGACTTAGATATAGAAACGTCCACTTAAGCGAACTATTCCTGCAAGAAAACCATCAAGGGATTATAGATAGAATCTGTAGATACTTTGCCCTTACAGCCAGAGAAGCAATTAAAATGTTTGGCGATGCACTTCCCAAACAAATCATTGAACAAGAAAAAATAGATCCAGATAAAGAATACTACTTTCTTCACTGGGTCCTTCCACGAGAAGACCGTGATCCTTTTAGAAAAGACTTTCGTGGGATGCCATTTGCTTCTTATTATATTTCACTTGAAGGAAATAAACTCCTTTGTGAAGGTGGGTATTCTACATTCCCATATGCTGCAAGTAGGTATCGACAAGTAACTGGTGAAGCGTATGGCAGATCCATTGCCATGAACGTACTTCCGGCAATTAAAACTTTGAATGAGCAAAAGAAAACCCTACTTAAACAAGGTCATCTAGCTACGGACCCAATCGTTTTTGCTCATGATGATGGCATTGTGGATCTTTACGATGGGATGCCTGGGAGTGTGATTCCAGGGGGAGTGAGTAAAGACGGCAGATTGTTAGTTCAAACGATGCCTGTTGGTCGAGTGGATATTGGAAAAGATATGATGGATGAGGAGCGAGCATTAATTAATGACTCATTCCTTGTGACATTGTTTCAGATCTTAGTTGAAACACCAGAGATGACAGCCACAGAGGTTCTAGAAAGAACGAGAGAAAAAGGTATTCTTTTAGCTCCTACAATTGGCAGACAACAATCTGAATATCTTGGACCCATGATTGAACGGGAAATTGATATCTTGGCCCGTCAAGGAAGGCTTCCAGAGCAACCACGGATGCTTCGAGAAGCCCAAGGTGAATTTAAAATTATCTATGACTCTCCTTTAACTAGAACTCAAAAGGCTGAGTGGGCTGCTGGAGCAATGAGAACAGTGCAGCAATTAATGGAAGTATCTGTTGCAACTCAAGATCCTTCATTATTAGATTATATCAACTGGGATATCGCTGCTCCACAAATGGCTGATATTTACGGCACCCCTGCAACTTGGCTTAATAGCGCAGATACGATAAAACAAAAAAGAATGGCGAGAGCACAAGCTATGCAACAACAACAACAGATCGAAGCAGCACCAGCAGCCGCCGGAATCATGAAGGCAATGAAGTAATTTACCAATGATTAAAGATAGTGTTTCAAAGATAAAAACTCTGTTTCAGAAACGCAAGTTCTCCTATAACCAAGTGTTCAATAAAAACTCCAAATACTCCGCTGAAGTCCTTGAAGACCTTGCTAGGTTTTGTAGAGCAAATGAAACCACATTCACAGTCGATGAACGAATGACCGCTGTCCTCGAAGGTAGACGTGAAGTTTGGCTTAGAATACAAAACTATGTGAATCTCAGCGTCGAGGATCTTTACACTCTTCATCATATAAAAGTTAAAGGGGAATAATAATGAGAGAAAACAATAACCATGTTCAGGTTATAAAAACATCAAATATGACTGAGAATAAACTTAAAATTGCCGAAGACTGGCAGCTTACAATTAAACGTGGAAAAGAAATTGATAAACTTGCAGAAGAATTAGATGCGCTTATAGACGACCTGTCTCTTAAATTTGAACAGCTGCACGATAAAATTAAAGAAGCATATGTTGGCGCTCCGCTTGTAGATGCTGGATTAAATTCTTCCCCTCTTGGCCCAGGAAGAGTTATGCATTCAATGAAAAGTCACTTGCGAAGAAATGGACTTGTGATTGACAGAAGCTATCTCGGAGACACAACTAAACTAAGATCATTTAAAGAATATTTGAAAGACGGCGTTAAATGGTTAACAAAGTTTTCAACACTTAACTAGGAGACAATATGAATAAATTCTTAATGAATACAGCAGGTGATGGAAGCGGAGCAGGAGCAGGTTCTACACCACCAGCCGCTTCCGCTACCCCACCAACTCCAACATGGACAGAATCTTTAGGTGATGATCTTAAAGGCTACGTTCAGACAAAAGGTTTTAAAGAGCCAAAAGATGTTGTGGAAAGCTACCGAAACTTTGAAAAGCTCCAAGGTGTACCGAAAGAACGACTTTTACAACTTCCTGAAAGTCTTGAAACAGGAGACATGGCTGCTATCTGGGAACGACTTGGAAAGCCAAAAGAAGCGAAAGAATATAAAATTGAAGTTCCAAAAGAACTTGGCGATGAGAAGTTTAATGAATGGGCAAAGGAAACTTTCCATAAATTAAATATGCCTCGTGGAATGGCTGAAGGTTTTATTAACGCACTTTCAGAAAGACAAAAAGGTGCGCTGTTAGAAATGACAGATAACAAACTTGCTAAAGTAAAAGCCGATGAGACAGCTCTTAAAAAAGACTGGGGTCAGGCCTTTGAACAAAACAGCAATATTGCCAATCAAGCGGCAGCAAAGTTTGGAATTTCTAAAGAAGAACTTACAAGCCTTGGAAACTCTCTTGGGCCTGCCAAAGCCATGAAATTTTTACATAAACTTGGTGAAGGAATCGGTGAAGCCTCTTTCGTTACTGGCAACACAGCACCATCTGGACACATGACTCCAGAACAGGCAAAGACTCAAATACGCGAACTTATTAGGGATTCTGACTTTCATCGTAGACTTTCCGCTGGTGATGTCGATGCAAAAGCTAGATGGGACAGGCTACATAAGTATGCCGCCCCAGGAGATGTTGCTATCTAAGGTCCAGTAAGCGCAATGCGTAATTGACATTGCGCTTACTTTATAATTAGTCTGGTCAGTAAATATTCGGAGAACACCCTGACTTTATTCAAGCAGGCTGCCCGATGACGGTTGGAAAGACAACAGCCTTTGCC